ATTTCGCCCACCGTCTGCTTGATCTCGGTTTTGGTTTCGTTGGCGGTCAGATAGTCGCCGGTGCTGGCCGTCCAGGCGGTAGGGGCATTGCCCATCTGCACCATGGGGTGCATGATGGTCAGATCGTTGGTAACGGTGGCGTTATCGTTCGCGGTACTCACAAACAGGCCGTCCGCATAGCCGTCCGCAGTCGCCGTAAACGCTGCCCAGCGCAGCTTCCAGCCGTTGTCCAGCTCAATGTCCTGCTGGGCCTGCTTGAACGCGGAGCCGTAATAACTTTTTGTGCCGCTGCTGCTCTTGGTCTCGAACTGCAAAAACAGGCTGTCCGTGCCGGAGTTGAGCTTGTACAGTACCGATGCACAATAGGTCATGCCCTTGGCAATCACCAGCGTTTTGTCCGCGCCAAAGTGGAAGCGGGTGTTCTGCGCCCTATTGGTCACTCGGACGGATTCACCGCTGATCGTGTATGTTCCTTTTTTGCTCAGGTCGTTGCCGCCTGCATCCAGGGTCGCATTGTTCCAGTCATCGGTGCCCGCGATAATATTGTTGCCGCCGGTGATCCGCTGCGTTACCGTCTGGGTAATGCTGTCGGCTTTCTGGTCAATCGCGGATACGGTTTTGAATTCCCGCTTGGTGCTGTCTAAATCGTTGGAAATAGTTGTTGTCGTCTCTTCCAGGCTGCTGACTTTGGTGCTGATGCTGTCCGCCTTTTGGCTGATGCTGGAAACATCCTCTTTCAGGGTGTTCACCGTTGCGGTGGTGGCATAATCCTGCAATTTGCTGTCAACCGCATCGTTGGCGGCGCTGGTGGCGGTGTCCTTCACGTTGGCCGTTACCGTTTCAGTCACTGACTTGGTGACTTCGGTTTTGATCTCGTCAGCGGTCTGCGAAAACAGGCTTTTGGCGCTTTCCTGCGTCAGGTAGTCGCCGGAGCTGGCGTTCCACGCGGTGGGCGCGTTGCCGTATTGCAGCATGGGGTGAAGCATCGAAAACTTGTTGGTGTATTTGCCGCCAAGCCCCGCCCTTATGCTGCCGCAGCCAAGCTCGACCGTTTTCAGAATACCGGTGTCACTGGGTGTCCATGTGCCATACCGCAGCACCCAGCCGTCTGTCTGCTTAATTTCAAGCTGGTTTTCGGTTTTTATGCTGGTAACGTAATGATTTCCGTTGTCGGCGTCATACGTAAGGCTCAGGCACAACCCGTCGGTGCCGGAAATGAGTTTGTACATGACGGACAGGCACAGGGTAACGCCTTTGGTAATGCGAGCGTCAACGGTGTTGAAAACAAAATACCGATTGGAGTTTGCGTTTGTTACGGTCGCGCTGCCGGTATCGTTGTACGTGACCGAACTGCCGCTGACCGCGTTGCCTTTCAGCTCGGCGTTCTTGAAGCTCTCACTGCCCAGGATCAGGTTGCCGCCGCCGGTGATTTTGGTGTCTTTTTTCACCTCAGAGGAAAGCCCGTCCACCGTTGCTTTCAGGTCGGTGTACTTGCCGGTCAGGTCGCTGGCCTTTACTTCCAGGCCGTCCACGCTGGTCTTGATCTCCAGCATCTTGCCGGTCAGGTTCTTGTAGCTCTGGCTGTTCACGGCGCTGGAACTTTCCCGGCTGGCACTGCCCACGCTCTCAAAGCTGGCTTTGCCGGAGGAGATTGTGGCGCTCATCAGGTAGGTATCAAACTCCCGCCCGCGTGCGTCCTTAACGTGCACGATCTGCCCGCAGGCAAGGCCGGAGCTGCTGGGCACGGCCACTTTGCAGGGGGTGTAGGTCACGTTTTTCAGCACGTTGTACAGGTTTTGGGCAACACTTTTCAGGTTGGCTTCGGTGCCGGTTGTCAGCAGCAGGTTGCCCTGCACTGCATAGGTGTTGGTGGCGGTGGTGCTGTCAGGGTAGATGACCCCCACGTCACTGTCCGACTGCCGGATCTGGACTTTCTCAATGGCCTTGACCGCGTAGTCCTCGTAGCTCAGGCTGTCAGCATAATAGGCGGTGCTGTTGCTGGCACCGTCCGGGGTGATTTTAGCAGTGCTGCGCTTGTCTGTGTAGGTCAAGAATTGCAGCCTGCCGTCTGCGTTCATGTGGGCGTAGCAGCCTGCCGCTTCCGCTGCCCAGGAGATAATCTGGCGGCAGGTTAAATCATCCGCATAGAACGCCTGCACGCTGTAGCTGCCATTGATGGGCAGGCTGCTGCTGGCAAGCGTGACCCCTGCCCGCTGGCAGGCCAGCTGTACCAGCTGCCAGATGGTCTTGGGGAACTGTGCCTGATTGGCCCGCAGCCAGCCGGAGAAGTCCGCATCCAGCTTGGACATGGTGTCGTAGGCCGTGACCTTGTAGCTGTTGCGCTTGGTGCGGGTGGGTTTTTCAGCATAGAAAACGCCCACCTTGGTGCGGCTCCCGGCATCGTCCTGCCGGTAGTAGGTCAGGGCGTCCCCGGCAGTAATTTGCAGGCTGCTGCCCGGGTCCGCCCAGATTTCGGCTTCGATGTAGTCCGAGAACGCAGAGCCGATGGTGAACTCCTGCCCGGAATTTACCGCAGTGTGCAGGGTCAGGCTCTTCACCGCGCTGCCGGGGGAGCCGCCCTTTAACTCGGTGCCGCTTGGGAGAGTGAAAATTGGTTGGAGCAAATATACACCTCCTTTGGTTTAAGTTAGGAGGTAGGAGTGAGGAGTTAGGAGTTCATGGTGTGCGCGTGCGCGCACGGGTTGAAAATTGGGCCGCAATCCCGTCGCCCTGCGGTAAATCCTGTTGTGGCATCTACCGCAAAGCCCCGGAACGGTCGAGACCGTTCCCTACAATGCCGGACCTTAGGCCCGTTTTAACTCCCAACTCCTACTTCCTACCTCCTAACTCTCAATCAGCATTCAATAATGTTAAACTTCAAATTCTTCCACTGTTTCGTCTTGGCGTTATGCCAGGCGATGCCGTATTTGCTGCAGTAGCAGGTGGTGGTTTCGGTCTCAGTGGAAGAGCCGGCTTTGGGATGGGTGAACTGAAACGTTGCCTTGCCTGCAAACAGCCCGATGGTGTACTTGTATTCGTCATCCGTCAGGCAGCTGTAGGCAATGGGCCAGGTAGCAACCTTTTCCCGCACCACTTCGCGGTGCATGTACCCGGCTTCGTCGCGCCCGGAATCGCTGGAATCCAGGTCGGAATAGCTCGGTTCAATGTCGCAGTCCGGTGCGTACAGGGATTTGCCATCGATCTGGAACAGATTGGTCAGGGTCACGTTACACACCTCCCGTGGCAATCAGCTGTTTGTGCTGCCAGCGCTGTACGGCGCGGCCTACGTCCTCGTCGGTCAGCTCAATGCCGTACACAGCGGAGAGGATCTCCCGCAGCACGGAAACCACGGCTTCAAAGCCCGCCATCTGGCCCGCCTGCAGGTCCTCCATGACCTCGGCCACAGCCTGCTTGATGGTATCCAGCGGAGCTTCCACGTTGGTGCCGTGGTTCTGGTCGCCCAGCACGGCCAGAAACTCCCGGTTGGCCGGGATGACCGCGCCTTGCGCCAGGTAGGGGATCTGCGGGGCGGTCAGGGTGCTGATATTAAACCCGACATGCCCGCCGCCGAATATGTCCGGCAGGTCGAACGAAAGGCCGTTCAGCGCGTTGATGACCGCATTGATACCGGTCACAACGGCGGAGATCATCCGGTTGATGAAGCCGATGATGCCATTGACGGCGGTCTTGATGGTACTGGTGATGCCGTTCCAGATGTCAGAAATCGTCTGCCCAAGGGAATTGAATGTCTCAGTAGTTTTAGCGCGGATGTTATCCCATGCGTCTACAAAATTCTGCTTGAGGTCACGCAGCCAGCCGGTGATGTTCTCCCACTTGCTGGCCAGACCGTCCAGAAGTCCCTGCGAGATGTAGGAACCCCAGGATTTGGCTTCGGTGCTGGGGGAGTGGATGCCGAATGCTTCGCAAATACCGTTTTTGAACGGCGTGAAAATGTGATCATAGATCCACTGCCCGATGCCGTTCCAGAGCGCTTCCAGGCCGTCGATAAAACCATCGAACAGGTACTGAGCAACGTCGTCACCGTATCCGGCAACCGCTGCCTGGGTCTGGACGTCATCAAACCACTGCTTTATGCCCTGGATAAAATCCCCGACAAGATGCCCAGCAAGGACTGAAAGCCCATCTGCCAGCCCCGTGACGGCGGCGGACAGCAAATCCAGAATTGCCTGCGCAAGTTCGGCATAGTCGATATTGGTAATGCATTCGGCAATCGTGCTGCCAATCTGCTGCCAATCCAGCCCATCGATCCAGTGTGCCAGAGATTCCAGCAGCCCCGCCGCACCGGATACAAGGTCTGCGGCAGCCTGGGGCCAGTCAATGTTATTGATGGCGGCCATGGTAGCACGGGCGAATGCGTCACCTAAGGCCCCAAAGTCAAAGGTCTGAATGAAACCGTGCAGCGTCTCGAAGAGGATTTTCCACTTGGCAATCATCAAGCGGCCAAGGGCTTCCCAGTCCAGTTCTTCCACGCACTGGTTCATCCCATTGCCGATGCCATTACCCAAGGTATCCCAGTGGATACTTTGTACCAGGGTGTCTGCAAAGATCAGTGCCGTGTTAAGCCCCTGTGCCAAGGTAGAACCAACCAGCCGCCAGTCCAGCCGGGCGATAAAGCCGTTGAGGGTATCCGCAATGTTTGCGGCCCAGGTCTGGGCCTTGTCCTGGATATCCGGCCAGGGGATCGCCGCCATGGCTTCATTCAGCTTTTGGGCGAAAAGCTGCCCGACCTGGTTCCATTCGCCTGCCTCGATGGCGGCCAGCACGGAATCCAGGAACGGGCTTTTTGCGTCAAAGTTATAGTTGGGGGTGATGCTGCTGGCGCCCGAACCGCCGGAGGAGCTGTCCTTCTTATCTAACCGTTCGATCTCATCAAACCCGGCTAGGCTCTGGGCGGCTTCTTTCGCGGCTTTCGAGGTTCCACTCAGGCCCTTGGCCGCGGCCTTGGCGGAGGATACCGTCTTGCCGGTCAGGAACGCCACCAGCTTTGCAAGGTAGGCAAATACGGTTGCCGCTGCGTTGGCCAGCGTAGTCAGAGCAGGGGCCAGAACTTGAATTAACGGTGCAGCAGCAGTAGCCGCGGCACCTTGCAGGTTGCCAAGGGCCTGCCGCAGGGACGTGCTGGAAAGCAGGGCAGCGCCCATGTAGTTGGTCATCTTGCGCAGCCCCGCACTGACGAGATTGAATATCAGGGCGCCCGATACGAGGCTCATCAGGCGGTTGCGGAATCGGGCGAGGACCTTCGTGCTCCGTGTCAGCCGGTTACGCACGCTCTGCACGGCGCGCTGAATTGCACCAAAAGCTTTCGTACCAATGCTGCCAACCGAACGAAGAGCATTGCTGAGCATGCCAGAGAGCGTGCTACCCAGTTTTTCCGCTCTTCTCTGTGCGCCGCCGACCGCTTTATCGAGTAACCCCGCGCCGGGATTTTTTGCAGACGTACTCTGTGAGGCCAATGCGGGGTGCTGCGAGCTGTCTTTGTCTTGCGCTGCGAGCGCTTTCTTGGTTTCAGCTACAATGCGTTCTGCGTGCTGTGTGGCTGTCTCCTCGGTGTCTCCGTAGAGCTTGCGCTGGCGCTCCTCGATCTTAGCAAAGGATGATTCGATGGCGGCTGCCTGCTTATTGAAGTAGGCTTGCATCTCGTCGTCCCCGGAAATGTGCTGGATCAGGTCTTTCTGGCGTTTCACCGCCTGATTTTCTTGCTCCAGCTGCGCTGTTAAGGCATCATGTCGCTGCTGCAACGCCTGGACAGCGCCGTCCTGTGCTTGATAAGCGGTGGCAGTTTCATCCAGAATGGATTCTTGTTTGCTTAACGAGGCGAGGAGTTCACTTTGCTGCTTCATCAGCTTCGTCTCACCCTGCATACGAGCCTTCAAGACTTTCCGTACCCCTGCATCGTTCATACTGGGGTAATCACTTTTGATGCTTTGCAGGTGTGCCTGTTCAGCGGCATCAATCTGACGATTTACCTTGTCAAGCTCAGCTGCGGTCTCTGCGGCTTTCTGCCGAGCGCCCTCCAGCTGTTCTTGGAGCTTACTGCGTCCGCTCTGGGCGGTGGCTATCTGCTTACCCAGGTCTTTGATTTGAGATGCTGTGCTCTTTACGCTGGCTTCCAGCGATTTAAGGTCGGCCTCGGCCCCCTTTTTATTGATTCGAGCGTCGATGACGATCTTATTCTCGGCCACGGCTTCACCCCCCTAAAAGTGCGAGCAATCTTTGTTTCTCGGCTTTGTCCTCTGCGCTTTCCGGCGTTCGGATTTTTATCAACTTTTCGTTTTCTCTGGCAAATTCCAACTCGGATTTCTCCAGCTTTTTTCCCTTTGCGCGCTTGTTCCGAATGTTCACCACTTGAGCAAATAGCCCATCACCAATGCCCTGAAAAGCGCCTAAAAATTCCCACCAGTGCAGATACTCGCATCTCCGGCAGCTGTATCCGAGCACCTTATCCACGGCTGGTGCGATCATCCCCGCATCCTGTTCCCAGTCCACCAAGCGGGGGAGGTGCTTTGCGGAAGATTCTTCTCGGCCCGCGTTGATAAAAGTAAACGCCGCCCGGAGCGCCGCATTGGCGTCGGGCAGCGCTTGCCAGTCTGGGTACATGATTTCGAGGCAGGCGAGGTACTGCTCCTGCTGGGATAGTTCGGGATCTGCCAGTGCGGCCAGGGCATCGAGCACAGCCCTGAAATCAGAGCGGATTGCGAACGTCTGCCCGCACACGTCTACGGTGGTGGGAAGTTCCCACGCGCTCACGCCTTCTGGCCAGGGGCGAGGCCCTTGGTCTTATCAGCGTAGGCGGCAGTACGCGTCTGCACGCGTTTCTGGCAGGCCTTGACGGCGTCTCCTACTGCGTCCTGGATAATGGGGACAATCGCCTGCAGGACTTTTTCGAAGACCATTGTGCCATCAGGCAGCAGGGCCAGCGCCGAGATGCCTTTGAAGAATACGTCAGAAGCTTTGCTGCCGAAGATGTAGTCCACCTGCGCCTTGATGGCCTGGTCGGCGTCCACAACGTCGGAAATCTGCGCGTCGTCAGTCAGGCCATCGGCCAATTTCTGGATTGCGTTGCCCGCCTCTTCCAGTCGTGCCACGATACCTACATCGGCGGGATTGATATAAATCGTCCCCAACGGTGTACCGTCTGCGTCAGTCACCTCGTAGCTCTTCAAGCCTCTGTCAATTTTCAGTTCCATGCTGCGCCTCCTTTGGGCTTATCACTCCGCGGGAGTGAAAGCCTTGGTCGAAGTGTTGAACGTACCCTTGGTTTTTACGCCGGTATAATGCACATTAAAGGGGATCTGGTAGCCAGTGGTATCGCCGCCATAGCTGGATACCTCGACGTAGCATTCCTCACGTACAGCAGGGAAGGTACCGGACGTCCCACTTTCCCAGAGCTTGACCTCCACGATGTCGGTTTTCAGGTCATCCAGCACCAGGTCGCCGTCGATGATGGCCTGCAGCTTTTCAAACAGGGGATCGCCCTTTTCGGCGTAGTAGGGGCTTACCTCGCCCTGTTTCTGGTAGCTGTCAATGGTGATAGAGGTCTGACCCAGGATGTTGTTCTTCTTTTCCACGTTGGCAGAGAGCTCAGGACTGTACTCCTCAAGGTCCGCGCCCAGGCGAACGTAGCTGGCCTCGCCCTCGCTGTCCTTAGCAAAGTGGGCGTTCAGGTAGTGGGCCATGTATTTGCGTTCCAGTTTCATGCTTCCAACTCCTTCGTATGGATCGTGATTTGGATCTGGTATCGTGCTGCGTTGGCATCAGCACTAGTTAAAATACCAGCGTTGCTGGCTTCGATTTTTTCCACTTCATAACCAGCAATCTGTGGATAATTGTGCGCACGCTCTGCACCCCGGAGCCAGTTGGCCAGGTTAGCGAAAAAATCCGCCGCAGCAATGTTGCCCTTGAGGGCGGCACCATAGGGGAGCTGCGCCACAAATGTGAGCTTGTAGATGGCGTGGTCAATGCCCAGAATATCCTCCCGGTGGGTTTCGCCCGCCGTGCAAAGGGTGTATTCTGTGGCCTGGCTACCCAGGTAGTTGGCATTGAACCGATCGGTCTTATCAATCAGTGGGCAATGTGCCCGCAGCCACGCTCTGGTGGCGTCAAGTGCGTTCATTCTGCGTGTCCTCCCGCGATCTGTGCGGCACCCCGGATGATTTCATCCCCGTGGTCAGCCCAGCTGCGCTGCGCCCAGTATGCCCCGCGCATGGGGGCACCGTTGAAGTTCCATTCCGGGTGGGACCAGATGACCAGAATGTAGGGCGTTGCATACACAATCTTGCCGGAACCGATAACGCTGTTTATGATGGCGCTGTCCTTTGCGGCACCGGTGCGGAATGGTACATAGGGGTCCGTTACCCGGATGAAGGATGAATCCACAAACTTTTGAGCCGGGCTCATTGGCCCCAGCCGGCGCTGAATCTCCTGATCCAGCCCGGAGAGATCGATCTCGACGTCAAAATCAATGTGCATCAGTGCGCCTCTACATACCAGTGCGGATTGCGTCTCTGCCCGCGGTTGTCGTGGACGGCCAGCACGGTCAGCTGGGTGCCCTCGTAGGTGATGTGGTCACCAGGGCGCAGCGTCCACGCTGGGGCGGCAGGCGCGCTTTCCTGGAAGCCCCACTGTGCAGGGGCGATAAACGTGTCGTCAACGACAACGCCCGATTCTGGGGCCTCTGGGCGGGCCGACGTGCTGTGCCTGCAAAAGATGCGAATCTGCATCACCGAGGCGGCGCTCAGACCATCCGCATTTGCCGCTGCAATAGTCTTGGCATGTACGCTTACCCCCGATAACAGGGTAGTGACCTCTGTCTCCTCGTCCGTTTCGTTATTGCAAAACAAGCAGGACAAAAGCACAGACTTATCTGCAAGCAAGGGCATGTGTGTACCTCCAAAAGTCAGCGTCTCGCGCGGGGATGGTAGACTGCACCGGCAAGGAGCATCCAGTTGGCGCCCGGAGCACCGAGAGTCTGCCGGATAATCTGCGCGCATCGGGTAACGTATTCCTTGCGGGTGTCCGAAGCGGCGGCGTAGCTTTCACTGTAGCCATCATTGCTGGAGCTGGTAACGGCCCCACTGCCGGAGCTTTCTTCTACCTGTGCCTGCTTGGTGGCCTCGCTGATCAGCAGTGCTTCGCAGTCCAGCAGGTACTTGATGCTTACAGTGTCTGCCGCAATGGCTGGCC